CTAAAAATTGCGGATAATTAATTCCTTCGCGGATTTGCCCTGCTTACCGCCTACAGTATATTTAATATCAACCACCGACATTTCCATACCTGAAAATACTTGCCGCATCTCAGGGATATCGTTAACCGAAATAATCATACTGCCTTTGATTGATCCGGCTAATTCAGCCATCCTGGCATACTGATCAAATTCAAAAACAACGCCATAACCTTCGGTCCCCCAATACGGCGGGTCTAAATAAAATAGCGTGTGCGGCCTGTCATACCGACGAATACAATCATCCCACGCCAAATGCTCAATATACACACGAGATAACCGCAAATGAGCCGCCGATAACTCTTCCTCGATCCGCAGCAAATTTAACCTGGGCGCGCTCGTGGTAGCCGTACCAAATGTCTGCCCCGAGATCTTACCGCCGAAAGCCATTTTTTGCAGATAGTAAAACCTTGCCGCCCTTTGGATATCGGTCAACGTTTCAACGTGCGCCAGCTTAAGCCACTTATACATCTGCCGACTGACTAGCGACCACTTAAACTGCCGGATAAACTCCTCTAAATGATTTTGCACAACACGATATAGATTAACCAACTCACCGTTAATATCATTGATTACCTCAACACGCACCGGCTCTTTCATGAAAAATAGCGCCGCGCCGCCAGAAAACGGCTCAACATAACACTCATGAGCAGGGAACATTGGCAGAATGTGTTTGGCCAAACGCCTTTTACCGCCTACCCAGGGAATCATTGGATTTACCATTATAAAACCTCTTTGTCTGACGCTCTAGGCGTACTGATGAGAGGCTCGATGGCCTTCAGATGATTAATCGCACCGCACCTCGGGCATTTTATCGATAAACAAATAAACTCGCCTTCAGCCAACTTTTTACTACATTTCCCGCAACGAATTTCCATCTTATAACGCTCGCGTGATAACCTAGCTCCGCTGTGTACACAGCACGGTGCCTAGGCCAAACGCAGGCTGGTTCTGCGAGAGGTGGCTATTAATAGTGCAGTAACACCCTTAATAGTCGCACCGTCTTAAATCATAAATTCAAATGACGCTCAATAATACCGAGCACCTCTGTTTTATCAGCCGCCGAAATACCTAAATATGGACGAGCCGGGATATCGCCCCACAAATGCGGGAACTCCTCTTTCGTACCGCCAAACTGCATCATAGCCGCTTGATCCTTATTACTCCCTATCTCCACAGCATAATGCCCATACAGTTGATAATGAATGCTATCCATTAACTCACCGGTTTCGCCTGTTAGTGGCCTAGCGTGGCCTTTTCGATCAATAGTAACATCACTATTAGCTGCCCAAAGCACCCCATCAGGACTGGTTGTCGTACCAAACCGGCGCTTGGTAGACTCAGTCATCATCTCGCCAATCTCGGCCAGCGCCGGGCGAATATTACCCACCCTATCGCGCAGACGTTGCAGAGCAGCGATTACCTCAGCGTCGTCGTAGATTATTTCCATGATTGCCACATGATTGATTTATACTTAACCCGCTCACCGTCGGCTCGGCTGCCGACCCCTTTCGCAGCAGCGATTGATGAGGGCAAGCGCGGGTGCCTCCCGCGCGGTGAGTCACCGTTCAACTTTTACAGCCCCGCCCGGCGGTTTGCCACGCTCATCGATAAACAGCGTCAAAAAATAATTCTTCTGTCCGTCCATCGTGCGTTTTAATGCCGCCCGATAGATAACACCGTCCAGCGCCAGATAAATCAAACGCTCATCGCCTTGGCGATAAACCTCACCCTCTTCCAAAATGGTCTGTATCTTACGATAATCCGCCAAACCTATTTCAGGGTGACTAAGCAAGTGCGTGGACAAAGAATGCTGCGACAGCAACACCGTCGCAGTATCCGAACCCAATAACGCCTGATCCTCAACCGGCAGCACCGCGACCGGAAACTCACCGTGCAGCTCACCGCTAAAGAAGCGAGCAAAAATAGAGCTGTTGACCAAATCCATCACATTTGAACGGGCCAATTGCCAAGGCAGGTTTTCCATTTTTTGCTGTCGAAAGCCTATCAACTTGTCAAGATTGCTTTTCCCCGGCGCGTAATCCCAATCTGGATCGACCCTATTGAGTACGGTACGCATCTTGCCATCCTTATTTATATAAGTATAAGTATCGCCACTGAGCGGTTTTGCGCCTGTATACTCATCGGCGGTAACCGCCGCAACCCGGCAACGGCAGCCCCAGCCATTGGGAGGAAAATGCGTGTGCCACCACGGATCGTCATAGCGCAGCACCGTCCCTGACCATGCTACATGGAGTTCGCGCGGGTGCTGGACCGTATCGTTATGAATATATTTCCAGTAAGGACGACCTTTAAGCAGATCGGGATCGTGTAATTGTTGCCAGCGGCCGGCGGCATAACTGGCCGACAAATTGGTTTTGTAAATCACCCGAGTCCGCCAGTCGCGTCCGGCCTTAGTATCGCTACCCGTCCAACCTTCCCAGCCGTGTTTCTGCACAATCGCCTCGAATTCCTTTCGAAACCAGTCAATGGTCTTGCCCTCGGCGATGGCTTTGTCCACCGCTTTGCGCAGATCATTCAACAGATCAGCTTTCATTGCCCCGGCCACCACAAACGCGCGATCATGCGCCTCTTTTAGAATGTCATCGTAACGCTCGGTAGGCAGGTTTTGCTTCTGCCTAAAAAAATCGATTTGTTCCGGGAACGGCAATTTAAAACTGCCGTCGCCTCTGGCGTTAAAAGCAGTCTGGGTAGGAGATATAGTTAACGGCATGGCTCACACAGCCTGGCTATGTCTACCAGATATTCGGCTAATTTAGGCGGCGTATGTTCCCTATCGGGCCTGAAACATGACTTTCGATAGCCGTAATCGCCGGGTTGCAAGCGGCTACCATCGGAGCGCCGCCCATGAGAACCGATAATACATGCCTCCGGCCCCGGCGATACCGGCATCAACGGCATGGATTCAGGGGTAATGCCGACGATATATAAAAAAGTCGGCTTTTCCGCCGTATGTCCGAAATTACATTGAAAGATAGGCAGCGTCCAACCGCCGAACTCATCAACCTCATTCGGTAACGGCAATTTCTTGGCCGCCCATAGCTTTGACTGCTTGGGATGCTCCAGAACGCCGCCAAATTCCCGAACCCTATCAACCGCCCATAGCGCCAGCTCCTTCTCATTTTTACGGGGCTTAGCCATATGGCTTAACTGTCCCCAGGCGCGACAGGGCGGATGGGCTACAACGGGCGTTCCGCCCGGCCACTGTAAAGCGTCGCGGTTAATGTCCCAAACGTCACAGCCGTTGATGCTTTTATAGTTGCTGTCGGTTCTGGCAAATAGCACAGACACTAATTTAGCCATCAGCCACCCTCACTCACATCAAATCGCCCAGCCAGCTCAGCCGCAGCAAACCCCAGCGCCATCACATTAGACAGCTCATCACTATCCAAGCCACCATAACCGTCCAGCAGCTTAGCGCTCAATGCCTCTAACGAATCAGCTTGATCCACCAGTGCAGTAATTTGATCGATCATTGTCTTAAACGCACCGCCGGCTTCGGTCGCGAGCTGATCAGTCATCGCCGAAACCGGCGTAGGATCAACATCATCCGGCCCAGGCTGCATACTATCCGCCTCGGCAAACGCAGCATCAGGCGTAGCCGTGGCATCCGCCGACGGCGAATCGGTCGGCGGCTGTGCTGGCGGCTTAACAGCCTCAACCTCCATATCATACGTTTCAGTGACATATTTCAACGTCGGCTTATAGCCCATATCGTAAATCACTTTATCCCTATCCACTCTTGACTTCAGGTCTTCCGCTTCCTCCACTTCACGCCACACCTTAGGCTGCGCCGCCCCCGGAAAATTCCACTCGCACAACCATTTAACGACAGATTGATTGAACGAAGAGCAAATCAAATCCGCATCGGCCGCCGTAATATCCGAGCGCACTTCCGAGGCCATATTATCCCCGCCCAACTTGCCGGCCGTGGAGTCCGTCGTACTGGCATGGCCTAAAATCACCTTGCTGATTGCCGCATCCATACGGTCATACAGCGCCGTATAATCAGCAGAACCGGAACGCGCCGCCTCCAACAGATCAATGGTCATGCCGTCAGGAATAATGACCCCGCTGTCCGTTTGGATAGCCGCCAACGCATGTAACAACTTTTCTTTTTCGGCTTGCAAAGACCCCGGCGGATATTTGCCTACAGCGGTCGGCATGCCGAATTTTTCCAAAAAGATCAACCAGAATTTAATACCGTTGCGCTTAAAAAACGTTGGCCAATACAGCCAGTGGGCCAAACCCAGGCCATACGGCGAATCGTCATCATCCCCGCCGGTTGAAAAAGCCCAAAACTTGCGATCGGGAACCGCCTCGCCCATCGGATTCTCCGACGTCAGCAGACGCAAATCGCCATTAGGCGCAAAACCGAACCGCCTGACATTCTTGACCTTAATATCAGCCAAGGCAATATTCGCCCCGTCCCTGGCCCACAAACATTCCGCCATCGCATGGCCGTAAAACAACCCTGTCCCCAGCATCTTCTCATTAGCCCGATCAAAGTTGATATTGCCCAGCTGCTCGGTAATAAAATCTGCCGCCGCCTTATCCTGACGCTTACTGCCACCGGCCAGCACATTCCACTCCTTACCGGTTAACGCCAATTTGCGCTGTTGCAAGGCCGTTTGTACCTGATCGTCACGGCGAGTTTCGGCGTAAACGCGCAGATCGAAGCCGCGCTGCTTCTGGATCGGGTCAGTTGTCGGCAATAAAGGCAGACTATCGACATAGCCTAGAGTGATGTCCCGGCCGTTTTCAGTAGTGGCCACCTCATCAAAAATAGGCTGACTGGCGGCAAAAGGCTTTCCGGTTCTTGAATCGATGATATTCATAGCTTAATTTTTAACATTAGATTTAGGCAAAACGCCGCCTTCAAACACAATCCACACCGTCAGCATCGGCAGCACATTAATACAAAGCCGCTTGTTGTATGTCGAGTGATGCGCGCCGATCCAGACGCCATACCGGTTAAATAGAACGCCTACTTTCACCACACAAACCCATCAAAATCATTCATTCCGCGCACCGTACCGCGCTCGACATTAACCAAATCCTTAACCTGCCCCAGCTCGACAAAATAGCTGCGCTTAACGCCGGTAGCCTCAAACTCAATAGGCCCGCCCTCGGCCAGCGTGGCGATATACGACATCAACCCGGAAATAGCACTATCGCCATGCCGTTTTAAACCGTTTTTGCCTTTATCATGGCCGTTATCCATCGTCGGATTGCCTTTAACCAGCACCACCCGGCGATGATCCGCGATAGCGTCTTCATCCCGAGCAATCAAAAACGAGCGCTGCTCAAGACATTGATGATATTTCGGGAAAAATTCCATATACATCGCAGCAGTCGCCATCAGGCACGATACCCGGGCTTTGCCTTTCAACTGCAACGCGGCCTCTGCGTGAGACTGGCCGTTGCCGCGTGCATCGAACGCCGCATGATGCAGCATCGGTACATTATCTAAAACGTAATCGCGAATTACGGCTTGCACGTCAAAAGGAATATTGTGCAGTTCCAGCTTGAACGCCATCGTCCAGCGGGCAGGGTCGCGTTTTTGCAATATATCTATCACCGACAAATCGCCAGATCGACCGAAGTCCTGACCATAGACCGTCTTGTGCATCGTCATATTATCGATAACCGGCTTCAGGTTATCCGTAATCCACTGCGCCGTTTCTGTCAGCCGATTCTCATCAGTGACAAACTCGGCCGGCTTAGACCAGCAAATCACCGGCACATCATCAATCATGCATTGCTCAAGCAGCATTCGCGTAAAATAAGCGCCGGAACCGCGCTTAGCGATACAGCCCAACTCCTCATTAGCATCTTCCTGGCTGGGATAGCTCGCATATTGTTCATCCCGCCATTTTTGCTCAGCTTGCCTAGTCCATTCACGGCCCGTCACCAGACAGATACGCTTGTAAAATCCCTCTGCAATCGCTTTGTCAAAATCGATATGATGCAAGCTCCATGTCGGTAGCTTGCCAGCCTTAACCTCGCGTATTAAATCGAAAAAATCATTCTCTTCGGAATTATGCGTAGAGATAATATCGACCCGGCCACCCCACATCAAAAACGCCAGCGCACCCTTAATCACCTCGCGCAAATTGCGGTGAAACGCCGCCTCATCAATCAATGCATGACCTTGACGGCCTCGCCAGTTCCATGGCGACGACGATAGCGCCTCATAAATATGGCCGCTGGCGAACGTCAGCCGAAACCGGGTAATATCTTGCCGCGTTTCGCTGATCACTTCATTTTTTACCTCGCGCCTTACTTCGCGCTCGCGGCTAATATCGATTGCAGAACAAACCATTCCATACGCGCGGGCAAAGGTCAGCGCATCGCCGATATTCTCAGCGGCCATACCCATGTTATAGCCCATGTAATACTGGTTCATGCCGCGCTCGGCCGCCGCTTCCAACGCGCCTTCAGCCGCGATACAGCCCCATGACCAACCAATTCGGCGCGACTTTTCCGCGATGCGGACATTAGATTGATCCAGGTGCCAGCGGATTTGATAAGGCAGCAGAATTTTAGGGACTTGCTCGGGCGGCAACTTACGCGTAGCGCGTAACGCTTGCTGCTCATCAACCAAATCGAGCAGGTCTTTTTTTTCACCTGCCGAAACCTCGATAGGCTCTACAGTGACCGGTTCTACTTCGCTCATTTTCCGCTTCTAGGTAAGCTGGCCAACGTAATTAACAGCGCAAACATTATTGCCAATAACGCATCTAATTGAGAAAAGACCATTACCCGGCCTCGACTTCAACGCCCAGGAACTTGGCCCGGATCGCAGCCCAATCGGAGTCGGACAACCCGGCCTTTTTAGCGATAGGCTCAGCCTCTGCCGCCGCAGCTTGCAGCTTGGCCTTGGCTTTTTCAGCCCATTGTTTTTGCAACACACTGGCCTTTGTCATATCCAGCACCGACCGTGCGCATTCTTTCAGCAGCCCAACCCGTTCAAACGGTTCCGCCTCATCCAGATCCTGCAACGTCACCATCACATCAAACAGCTCGGATTGCACCAGCGATATCACCGCCGCTGATCGCAAATCCGCATCATCAGGGGCTGCTTCGGCAATCAGCCGCGCCGCCTCGGTCGAGTTGCGTACGTTCTGTAACCGGCGCTGCAATTTAGAACCGTGCCGATAGGCGGAACTGCGCGAAATCTCCAGCCCACGGGTGGCCAGAAACTCGACCAGGCCCGTGTAATCCTTAAAGTTGCGCTTGATCAGCTCGGATTCAAACTGAGTACGTTGCTCTGGCGTCAGTCCGTCAATTGCGGATGGCTTAGGCATTGAAATACTTCACCGGCCGTGCAATACCCGGCTCCACATCGACGGTATACTCAACCACATCCATGCCGTAGCGCTCCAGCTCGCAAAACCAGCGGCCATCAGGGTGCTTATGAACACTGATTAAATTCCGCTTCTCCAGATAATCCAGATTCTTGCGCACCTCATCCTGCGTCGCGTCCGGGTATTCGGCTTGAACTACCGATAGCACGATGCTTTCAAACGCACCCACCGGACTGGCATTATTCAGCGTTAATAAAATCATCCAGCGGACCGCTTCGCGGCGTATTTTGGCTAAATCAGCCATGACGTTCCCCTTTTAAAATAGCGTTTTCAATGCGTACGGCCAGCCCGTCGATTTTGGATTCGATAACACTCTGATTGCGAATGTAATCATCCCTGCGGACATACTGATTAGGCAGGTCCGCTTTCATCAGTAAAATATCCCGCTCAATACGCCGCCACTCATTCGCTTCAGCTGCGGCGGCATTCTCCAGCGCGGTAAACTTGGTATCCCAATGTTTTTGAGATTCTTTGCGTGCTAAATCTTGAGCGACAAAACGCTCATTCAGTCGCCTATCGAATTGCCCAATCAATAACTTTCCGACCGTGAACATCGCCACTACAAATGCGGTCAGTAGCGGACCGATAGCTTTCAGCAAATCCCATACATCAAACGTCACCGTCATTGCGTTCATTGTCTTGCCCTTATTTCGTGGGCCGTTTGGCAATCAATACAGCGTGCGCAATCGGGAATAACAAGTAAACGTGGCGACGGAATCGCCATCTCGCAGTCTATGCAGACCACTACGCCGCCCAACCAGATTTGCCTGGTTGTATCTTTATCGCGCTGATGCACATATAACGCGGATTCAGTATTTAATTGCGCCAAATCGTTGGCGCTATCGATATGATCAGTCACGGATGATCTCTTATCTTATTGGTTGATTTAATAATGACTTCCAGCTCTTCGGCATACTGCCGCAGCAGCCGATTGCGTGTAGCCAGGCGTTCGTAAACAACATCGCTAACGCAAGTCAGGTCGGTTGACGAAATGGACGGCAGCGCCGGTCGAGTCGGCAGTGGCAGCGCTTGCTGCATGATCCGGATCGGTTCCGGCGTCGTGCAGCCGCTCAGCGCCAGACCAAGCATTAGTAAAATCGTCACGAACAGCCAAATGTGTCGGGTTTGTAGCATCGATAGTTTCCTCGCGGTGGGTTTCGTGAAGCGTTTCCAGCGCCGTATCCAACTGCCGGCGGTTATTAATGACAGCTTCGGCATCATCGGCGCGCTGCCGCTGGCGATCCGCCTCAGCCTTATTCTGCTCCGCCATAGCACGGAAAATGAGCGCAACAATAACCAGGATCAGTACAACACCCAGCCAAACAGCAAATAGAATCATCATGACTCACCCCGCAAGCCGCCAAAGCCAATCTTTGTCGTCGTGGCCAGCGTTAAATAGCCATTAACCAAGGCCCCGCCGATCATACCGATGCCGGTCGCGACAGCGTCAACATCGACGGCCGATAAATCGATCGGCAGATAGTGCGCCAGCAAATAAATAATGGGCAATAGCGCATTAAGCCGCAGCTGGCGTTGTTTCCATGTTGCCGCGTTGGCAAGCGATTCGCCTGCCCGCAAGGCCCGGCAAAACAGCACAACAAACGCCATCATCAGTGGCTCCCCGGCAAAATATGCCCAACCATCGGCGCCATGCCGCCCGCCAGCCAAGCGCCCACATCAAACCCAGGGCACGTCTTTAACCATTCCTGCGGATCGACACGGCCATTGCCATTGGTATCGAGTGAAGTATCGCGATGCCCTAGCACCGTAATACCGGGGTAGCGTTTTTTGAAAATTTCGACTTGCGCCTTGAGCGTCGCCCATTGTTCCAGGCTGAACGCATCGGTGCCGACCATGCAAATGCCGATACCGTTAGCGTTATAGCCAGCGCAATGCGCGCCGGTTTCCAGCTCATAGCGTCCGCACTCAGCCACTCCGTTGACGCGGTTGACCAAGTGATAGCCGATATATTTAAGCCGGGGGCTGTGCTCGGGAAATAGCGACATATCGCGCTTGAAACCGCGCTGCTTGTGCCATAGGTCAATATCCCCCGCCGCGAACGGCTTGCCGTTCGGCGATGCGGAACAATGGATGATTAAAAATCTGATGTGCGCAGCAGCGCGGCGAATACTCATAAAGTTCCCCTTGAAAGAAGGGGCTAGTTTATGAATTTAAGGGGTTAGCGGGTATCCGAAGCGCTTCGGAAGAAGTGAATCTTGCGGCGGATGGAGCTCAAGGCTAGCCTTGAACTCCAAGTGAAATTAACGGGAAATAAACTCCATATCATTCGAATTAGGTAACCGCGCTTCTAATAACGAGAGTAACGCAGATATTTCTTCCGGGTTGATTTGCAACGTATTGCCCGGCTTGATGCTATCGACCAAATGAATAATGCCTTTAAGGGCGTTTTTGGTTTCGTAGAGGGAAAATTCATGGTCTTCGGTCATGCAATAGTGAGAGTGAGCCGTCTGTTTAGTTTCAGCGGGCGTATAGAGCGAGGGGAAATCGATAACGGTGCTCATACCGTACCTCCTTGATTACGGATAGAGCGGCGAATAATACCGGCATTACGATAAAAATGGATCGCTAAGTTATGCACCGTCCAGCCCTGCGCGTGCCATTCCGCAATTTCCTTCTCCTCGGCGGCGGCAATCGGACGCTGAGCGCGTACCGCCCGCGCCAATTCCTCGCGGTTTCGCTTATTGCTCTCTGCGTTGATATTGGCTCTAAAATTAAGCTGCTTGTTTTGCTGGGTCAAATGCTCGATATAGGCGTTGGTTTTTTCCTTGAAAGCCTCATGGCTGTACTGTTGCGAGGCCAGCAATTGTTTTTGCGAGTCCAGTAATTGGTCTTTTATCTCCATTAGCTTTTGCGCTTCAGTGTTGGGGGCGTTATAGCTGCCGGTTTTATGGATAGCAGGAAGGACTTCTGAGGTGAGCCATTTTTTAACCGTCTTGGCTTCGGGTTTGGTGCTTCGTAGGACCGATGACCATAATCCGGACTCGTTGATGATGATAATTCCACGTCCACCTGTAGCTGTTCCCAAACCGCCGATTTCGCGGTTTGACTTTTCATCATCATCTAGTTTTTCGCACATCTTGTGCGCATCGCTATATTCCAATATTTCAGCAACTTCTTTGGCGATAAACCAGGATGCGCCGTGCTCATCGGTAATGACGGTTAATTGATGGGATTGGAAGTGGAAGGTTTGTAATGCAGTATTCATGATATTTTTTCCTTTTGAAATTAAAGATGCCATCACCTGCGAGATTGGGTGATGGACTGACACAGGATCTCACTACCGCTCAAAAGGAAACGGCCCGCCCGAGGGCGGCCTGTGCCAGCCCATCATTACAAAAACGACAGGCATAAAAAAAGCGCATTGAAGGTGCGCTGGCACCTTTTGACTTCGGCGGGAGTGAGAGCCCGACACTCGCCCGATTTTTGTTGCGAGTGCTGGGTAAACTTTAGCCGCACCGTGCGCGGTTGTCAATTTTTTACATTTTTACTACTTAGCTTTAGACTTCACACATATCCAAACGCCTATATTAATTCTTTCTATGAAAATACCTTTATTCCTCTTGCTTCTGCCGCTTTGCATCTCTTTAAGCCATTCAAGGGAGGCTGGCGCGGATTCCATACCACCTATCCAAACAGATAGAGATTTAGGTCTATCAACGGGGAAAGGCCGTCAGGACGGCATTATTAACATTGAAAATGCACGTCATCTGGCCGGTAAATATTCCACTGGGTCTGCGAGATCATCTGTTAGACTCCAAAGGCGTCAAGTATTTCCCGCTAATGGTCCCTCTTTTAATCAACCGCATGAACGATTTATGCTGGATGGATTTGAATGGAGCATCCTTAGTGTTCATGCCTTTAGTCAGTTAGGGGCCTCTGACAATCCGCACTACCCAACTAATGGTGTATTCGTACTGGTTGAATTCGAAGCAACAAATACAACCAACAAAGCCGCATTTATTCATTCAAACTTGGTATTAACGGCTGATGGTCAGCAATATGAATCCTCTTCTTATCGCGTTTATGCCGAGCATCAAATGCACTATGCATACGGAGGCAGCGTGAACGTAGAGCCCGGAATCACTCATAAAACTTATTACGTATTCGATGCCAAGCAACGTTCAAACTATAAATTGATCATGAGAGGCTTCCACCGTGATGAGCGAGTCGAAAAAGAAATAAATTTCTAGTTCCCACGCGGCGCGTGGGAACTAGATTAACTTACTCGAATAAATCAATCTGCGGCGAAATCGCCACCGTATTACAAATCGTGGTCACGGTGCGCTCGGTGACGCCGTATTTGATCGCGATGTCACCTTGGCTGATCCGGTTGACGTAATAATCCTGCAAAATACGCTGGTTGCGTTGTTCGCGTATCGCCTTATCCGCCCTGGCGATCTTCAACACGCACTTGCCATACACCGCGCACAGCTTGCTAAACTCGGCCAACGTCAACCGGTCAAACAGCCGATGTCCTTCGACCGGTTCCGACGGCACATACACATGCGAGCCGGGATACAGCTCCAGCAACACCAGCGCCGTGCGCTGGTCGGTATTATCCGCAATCTCCCGCAGTTGGCGCGGGATCAATGCATCATCAAAATCAAACAGAGCGATAGACATAGCTTATACGGCAGCAGGCTTTACGCGGTTTTGCCATTTTTTCAGCGCCTCAATCACCCCGCCGGCTTGCCCGGTGGTTAGCCATTGCAGCGCCTCAACGCCGGTCAAGCGCTTAACATAGGCCGCCAAACTGGCTTCGGACGGATTACGGACAATGCCCTGGTTGTGCATGTCCAGCCACAAGGCGCGGATTTTCTGGGATTGCGCATCGCCGGCCAGCTTACGCGCCGACTTATCGTTGCTGTGCTTGACCTTGAAGCCGGATTTTTTCATGGTCTCGACCGCCTGGCACAACTGGCCGATCGACAGCGTCGAAGCCGAGTATTTGCCGTTTTTCAGGGTAGCGCCCTGCATCGGCAGCCAGATGCCGTAATAGAACTCGTCGCCCCAGCCTAGATCGGTTTTGCCGACTTGCAGCAGAGTATAGTAGTTTTTGCGATTGTCTATCTCAGAGCGCGGTGTGTAGTGTCTACGATTCATGTGATGGCCTCTTTGCTTTGCCCTGCCAGCCTTGCGGCGGGGCGGATTTTTGTTTAGGTTCCGGTTTGGGTGCCGCCGCTTTGTCGACCACCGCACCCACCGATTGCATCCCGTGTTGTACGCCGACCTGTCCCCGGTTGCGCTGCGCCTCGATCTGTCTGGCTTCCTCCGCCGCCAGATTTTTCTCGACCCGGCCGACCATGATCGACAGCAGATAACCGTTGGATTTCAGCGGCAGCACTAACGATGCGGGTTTATTGCTGACCAGCCGCATCATTTCCGCTTCCCAAGCCTGCGCGGGCATCGCGTAAACAATGCCGTTGCGGGTCAGTTGGCCAGACCGGATCATCGGCATCAGCTCCTCGGTCAGCGCCAGCCGCCGCGACATGCGCAGCGCCTGTTTAGTCGGCTTAAACAGCTCCAGGTAGCGAAACAGCGCACCGATCAGGCTAATCGGTAATTCTGACAACAGCGCCGCCCAACCATTGCCCGCCTGTAGCTCCAGGGATTGGATGATGTCGACGTCCTTGCCGCAGTACGGGCATGACACCGAACAGTTATTGGACATTACACCAGCCCCGCCCAGGCATCGCGTGTGCCGTGATAATCGTCGTTGCCGGTTACCTCGACACGCTGGGTTTTACCCCGGCCGTGTTTGGCGGCAATTTTGCGCAGCCGGTTGCGGTTGTATTGCGCTTTTGATACCCCCACGCCCCCGGACAAAAACAGCCTGACGCAGCCTGCATCCAATGGCGGCGCAGGCTCTGCTTTTTCCGATTGCGGCCAGCGCACCGTGGACAGGGGCTTAGTCGCAATCCAGGCAATAATGTCCGGTTCGCTGTATGCCAACGCGCGTCCGCGCCGACCCACGGGGCCAGGCATAGTAAAATCACTCATCGAGATCAGTTTGCACAGCGAGGGAGCGGAAATGCCCAACAGTTTTGCGATTTCCGGGCGGGTTATATTTTTTTGATTGATCATGCTCATACCCCCGCAATATCCAGCGCCAACTGGTCAAACTTGCCCTCAGTATTCCGCTCATAAATCCGCAAATAGGCTTTAGTGCCGACCACCTGCATGGAATCGCGCAGCGCCTGCATAGCCAACTGCCATTGCGCATCCTGAATATCGTATTGCAACAGCGTATAAATCCGGCCCAGGCTGATTTTGCCTTCCTGGTCGGTTTGGAAGGCGTGCTCAACCAACGCGATAATCTCCACCCGGCTGCCCTCAGCCCAGCGGTGAATACAGTCATCGACCAGCTTCTTAGCCGCTTGCAGGCGCTCATCGAATATCTTGATGTCCGCCTGAGACACCTTGATCTGATAGCGTCCGTCGAACGAGCACAGCGTGACGTTGCCCTTGATACCGCCCAGCTTGACCTGGTATTTTTCGGCGGACAATTCGGCAAACGCCTGTATTTCGCCGAAGGTATCCGCCTTAAACCCGCCCAGCAGCTCGCGCAAATCGGCGACCTTGCCGATAATCTCCATCACTAAATCATTGCGGAGTTTATCGATCTCGCTGACCAGTTGCAGCGGCACCAGATGGCCCAGACTGTTTTTTAGATAGCCGACAGGTATTTCGTGTTGTTCTGACATCATGTATTCCTCAGGTTAAAAAAATGTAGGTAGGGTTAACGTGCAGCCCGGCGATAGCCTTGCCCCGGCCAGCGGATGACTTTCGATGCTTCCGGCGCCCGCATCGGCTTATGCCAAACGATCTTTATCCCATCGACCACCGCCGCATAAGACCGGTACATCTGTCCGGCCTTGCTGCCCTGGCCGGTATAGGCCGACTCCAGCAGGCGCGTGGCCGCATTAGGCTGCACCTGGATGGATGGCGTTCGGCCCGGTTGCGCATTGATGATGACCAGCCCCAGAAAAGCGAGTTTGTTAACAACCCGCCGAACCTGTTCAACGGCTGCCGGATCGTGGTGTGTGCCGATGAGCTCATAGCTTTTCATCGTTATCTCCGGTAAAAACTATTTGATCCAGGCAAACTGCGGGGCCTGGAGTCCGATATAAAGACGTCGATGCGCCGCGAAACGTTTACCAAGACGCCTGAAAAACCGTTTATTGGCCGGCAGCTCAAGCTTTGGCCGGGCTTTGAACTTGGCTTTAATTAATGTCGCTCTGGTCATCTCAAGACTCCTTAATCAAATCGTAACTCACCTTAGGTAAGCCCAGCGTGGCCGCCATATTCAGCGATGCGGTCACCAGATTGTTGATCATCAACGGATACATCAGGCTGACCGATTCCCGCATGTTTTTGGTCGATTTAGAAAAAATCAGCCGCTCGCGGATGCCATCCAGCGCGTCTTTGTCCAATATCTCATCAACGGCCTTACCGATACGCTGGAATTTAAATGCCAGGTATTGATCCAACTGCGCATCCAAGGACGGCAGCTCGACCACCTCGCAGCGTTGCACCACTTCCCGTATCTCGGGCGCGCGTTCGCTGAGTTTTATTTTCAGCTCAGTCTGGCCGATCAACACAATAGACAGCAGCTTTTTAAAGCCGTCCTCCAGCTCGAAAAAGCGCTTCAGGTGCTTCAACGTGGCAATAGGCAGCCCGTGCGCCTCCTCAATAATCAGGCAGTGGTTGAATCCGGCCCGCTTGCTGTCTCTCAGAATGCGATGCAATTGGCGGCTCTTGGCTTCCATCGACATCCTGGGCTTCTCCTGCGGAGCCAAGGTCAGGATAATGCTGTCGGCAATCGCCGAAGCCTTTAGCGTTTTGCCGCGCACATCGTTGTCTTCCATGCCCAATACATACGGCTCGATTACAATCACCGGCGCTTCCTCGCGGGCAATGCGGTCGTTTAAATCGCGGCGCAAGGTGGTCTTGCCGGAACCGCTTTCCCCGATCACCGCGACAAAGCCGCCATGCCGGGCCGTGGTCCACAAATACTCGCGCACATAGCGGATGTCCGGCGAGGTAAACACATCCTCGGCATCGTTCACGTCTTCATTAAAAGGATCGCGAAATAACGCGAAATGTTTTCTTGCCGCTGGTGTTAGGGTTTGCTTGCGTAGTAACATATCAATACTCTCTGGGTTGGGGGTGACAAAGGCCGCGGACTCGGAATCCGCAACCGCTTCAAACATTGCCGCGTCAACGGCAATTTCTCGGTTGGCCAGCACTTCGGTAATCACGCCTTTCAGGTTATTTTTATCGAGGCTGGTCGGCCATTTCTCATGATTCAACAGCTGTGCTATCAAAGCGGGCGATACCATCAGATCGCGGGCCAGTTGCGCTTGGCTGATGCCGTTGCTTAGCAGTAGGTTTTTTAGCGCCAGCATGTTAGTGTCGAGACGCTGATTGCATGGGTAACGCTGTCGTCTTTGGTTGCATCTTCGAAATGCTATGAGCCAATGCGGCAGCGAGATGGTCGCCGATTAATATTGCCGACGTGTCAGCGGCATCCTGTTCATCCGGTGTTTGAAACTTAAGCACCTTGACTTCAAAGCTTTCTGTCTTTTTATCGAGGTCTTCGATGATGATTGTTTTTGCCATTGCCTTATCTCTTTGGTTGAGGTGGGGTTGTTGTTAGTTGTGTGTCAAAGCGATTAGCCCAGCATCGGTAATCCTCAAATGCTCGATGTCTCGTCCTTTATGTGTAGGAAACGGGGAAGTCATCATCACCGATTCGACTAACGATTCCCGTAATAGCCGACCTACTTCGCCCGGATTAACTGAGTTACGAGGCATCGGATTTGCTTTAATGTGCCGCAGCTCCGTTCTGGCGTGTTCCGATAGAGGTTTTATCTTTTCAGCCATGTTCTTATCTCTTTCGTATTGATTGGTTAGCGCATCGGTCGCGATTGATGCGCTTCACTCTGTTCAGCACATCCTACGTGCTACTAATCCCATTCATAGTCATCTTCCAAACACTCGTTTTCCTGTAATTTTTGTATATCGATTGAAATATTCCGTAAAGCTTTTTGCATTGCAGTAAACATCCTTAGCATTGCATCAACACTTTTGATTTCATGATTCAGCATGTATTGCTCAATTTTGTTTTTATCAATTTTGTCCATCGTTTTATCTTCGTTTAATGACGGTTAAACCACCTGTAATTTAGCCCGACCGGTCGCAGCTCTACCCGCCGCCAGATCAGCCAACATCGTTTCTAAATCCTCATCAGTCGCTCCTTCGGGAAACCGTGCCTGCACATCCGCAAGCAACTCCGGCTGATATTCGCTGCCCAGTCGCCCTTTTAGCCATACAGCTGACTGCACTATATTCTTGCGCAGCAACTCGACAGTCGGGGTCTGAATGCCCAGCGCCGTGCCGCGCTTAGCCATAAACGTCGGCAGTTCCTGCTTAGACGCCAACAGCGGATCAATCCGGCCATCAAACGGCGTGTAATGCTTGTTGTCGCGCTTCTTCTCGGTTGCGGCCAGCGTGTCGGTACCGGCGGACAGCTGATGAATACGCTTGCGGTTGGTGTCCGCAACCGTGTCCGGCTTGGCCTTGTGTTCCTGGCCGATCACCGCCGCGCTCTGCCTAAACCCCAGCGCAGTGGTATTATCTTCATACAGCGCAATATGCTGCTCCTGCCCATCCTCGCCCCAGATCACCGCCATCGCGGTATCGACCATAAACGGGTGCCAATGCACAAACACGTCGCTCTTTACGTACACGCCAGGGACGTGGTCGACTTTCCACGTCCGGTTTTTAAACGATACGGTTAAATCACCGCGTACCTGGCGCTTAATCGGCTCATCCGTTGCCAGACTCAGCAACACCTCGGCACTGGGGGTAATGCGCAACTGCTCGGCAGTAATGGTCAGCCACACCGCAAACCGGGTGCGTTTAGTCCTGCTGTGCTCCTTGGTCGCGTTCCACCAAAGCTGATAGGTTTCCGCCAGGGCATTAAGCTGATCGAAATCGGCTGGGCGTTTTTTCATAAAGCGCAATGCCTGCTCGAACGATGTTTCCACCAAATGGTTGCCCTTTTCCACACTGCCCTTGGCCCGTGGATTGCGCCGCTTGTTGACGATCAGCTCAATACCCATCCGTTGGCAGAACCGCCGCACCAAGCCGCCTGAAGTCGCGCCCGGATCGACCATCACAATCATTGGCGCACCGTGAAACGGATCATTGCCGGGCTTGGGGGCCATCGCCCAGGCTAAAAACCGCACGGTATGCTCGCCGCTCTCTGAGTGCGGGTAATAGCGGTAGCGGATCACCCCGCTGGCATGGTCGCTGACCACATAGCGGATCACCCGGAATTGCTCAATGGCCTTTAAATTTTGCGGCTTGTTTTTGTAATGCACAGCGTCGTCCAGCTCCACTAGCTCGCTGCCGCCGTCGGGCAGGTAATAAATCACGCACACAGAGCCATCGACCTGCCACACATGGTTAGGGTACAGCGATTGCAAATTAGTATGCGGTGTTGCCTGGCGCAGCTGCTCGGGATGCAGGTTATAGGTGCGCAAGCCGTGAGCAATCGCCGAATCGGACAGCGGCACCAGTTCACCCGTTGCCGTATCCAACGTCGCTGCGATAATTTCCCCGTTGTCTCTCAGCACTTGGATCGCCTCTTTTAGTGACGTTATCTTGCGGTTGTTTTTACGGTAGCCCTCCATGCAATAGGCCGAAATAATGTCAGCATCGGCTTGACTCAACGTAACCGTTCCGGCATCGGCCCGACGCTTGCGCGGCTTACTGACGGCGACTTGTTTCAGGTGCCTGAGTAGCGTGCCTCGGCTCGTGCTAAGCTGCTGACAAGCGCGTTGATAAATCGTTTCTTTCTCGCCGTGAGCTGCCGCCGCCACCGCGTCGGCAATGCCTACCAACTGCTGTATATAGGCGGGATGCATGGTTATTCGCCAGTGTCAGTATCGGCGACAGGTTGCGCCCTTTTCGTCGGTTTTACCTTAGCGGGGGCATCGTCAAAAAAATCATCAAAATCCTCTGCCGTATTGCACTGTGTCGCCATATACGCTTCAAATGCCTTGGCTTCAGCCCTGCCGGGTTCGTCTGCCGCCTGTTCAGGCTCCATAATCGGTTCAAAACCCATGTTTTCGGCGACACCGTAAGCGGCGGTAACAATCAGCCCAACCGACTGCCGTGCCGCCAGTTCGATATGCTTGGGCGGCTGGCCTTCAAATTCTTTATACAGCTTGATAATTTCGCTGTTTAGCGTGGCGGTAATCATCGATGTCAGACGCCGCGTATAATCTTGCAGGGCGGTCAATTGAACATGCCCCGGCATATACACTTCAGAGATTTCTGTGCGTTTGGCGGCTTCCAGCAAAACCAGTTTGTCCGTGGCTTGGTTGAGCAATTCGTTTTTATTTTTGACGATAAGGTCAAGATCCACCAGCGATGCTGTCGCTTTTGCCAGCTCATTGGCTGCCGCCTCTTTCTCGCGCTGGTGCTTGGCGGCGAGTTGTTGCATCAGGTCTAGGGCTTTGTCCAGGTCTTCGGCTTCTATTGCCAGGGCGATGATTTGGCGGTCATCGGCTGGTAATGTCTTGAGCGCGTTGTAGTCGCGTTGGCGAAAGCCGAGGCGTTCTGCTTGCTCGTATAAATCAGCGCCCAATAAATTGTGATTACCAATTAACTCCATTGTTCTGGTGTATGATTTACCCAGGAAAACTTTACAAAATTCTGGGAAATCTCCGACCTGTCGGAGATTTCCGTTTTCGTCTTTGTACGGCAACCCCTTGTATTGCTTGCCATCACGGATATTTATGGCCGTTTCTGCAATTAACTTATCTCCGACGGTCGTAAAAAAGTTAGCGGCCTCAATACGGCCCAGGGACTTGATTACATCAAAACTCTGCATAACTGCGGCATTGGCAAGCGACATCTGGTTACCGGCTTCAACCAGTTGCTGAACATTGGCCTCTTGCGTAGGTGTTAATGCATTATCGGGCGTGGTGGTATTGCTCATCATTACATCCTGTTAATACGTTGATTGAGTTCCGCCAATTGTTTTTCGGCGGCATTAAGTGAATTCAATATCAGTACCGCCTGCCTCGCCAATCGCTCGCTCGGCCTAATTCTGCCTGTGTCCTGAATGCGTTCGGCATACCCCACCTGTACCAGTGTATTGACATAGCGAGTAATGTCGGTGCCGCTAAAGCAGGTGGCTTCGATCAATTCTTTAGGGCTGAACCCGTGCGCGAAGTTGCGTAGCAGTACATCCAGCACCGCAAACACTTTGACCGCGCTTTTAATATCTTGCGTAGCCATGCTTAAGCCTTTGCCAATGTGGCCAGTTTGCGTGCCAGTATTTTGGTCAGCGCTTTAATGACCGGGGCGGAATCCTCGGCTTCAATGGTAAACGTGCCGTAAGAAGTAGCGATCTCAAAGCCCCGCTCCATGCTCGGTAGCTGTTTAGCGAGTGCGTATGCCAAATCATCTTTATTCATAGCCATTACTCCTCATCAAACGGCAGCTCTGGCTGCCTATATTTTTCAACATTGCCCTTGTGCCAAGCCATGCGCTCCAAGGCGGTTTGTAGTGCTGCCAAAGTTTCCTCGGCGTTGCTTTTATCCTCGTAAAATTTCATCAGGGCTCCGATCGCGTCATGGCTGGCGGATTGCAGTGCCTGAATGTCCTCCGGCCCGCCTTTGCGACCTTTGGGTATATCGATCACCAGCTTATTGCCGCTCATCGCCAACCAGCGGCTGACGTAATCAATGCCGCAGGCGTGTTCAAAGCCTTTTATCGATCGGGCCGGCATGCTGGCTTCCTGTATCCACTTATACAGCGTCCATTTGCTGGCTAAGCTCATCAGGTCAGCAACGGTGTCAACGGAACGGTTATGCTTGACCTTCGCGTATTCCAGGCATAAGTCCATCGCGTCCCGTAAATCGCGGGGTTGCGTCCGTTTCCAATTTCGCTGGCTCATTGGGGATAGCACTCCTGAGCGGCTTCCAAACAAAAACCAATCTTGCATATATCGCGACGGCGTTGCACAATGCGAAAATAACCCCGACTTAAATCAACTTGGGGAAACACGATGAATCCGATCATTCTTGCCGCCATACAGCACGAAATTGAAAAAGCCCAGCAGCCATTGCTCGATAGAATCGACGAACTGGAGCGGGTACAGGAAAGCGACTCAGGCTATATCTGGAAGCTAAATGCACTGGTCGGTGTACTAATGCAGGCTTTTCCGGCTGAGCATGCAGAGATGGCGATTCGTGAGCTACAGGAGTGGCTTGATGATTACTCGAAGGGTGAACCCAAGGGATTTCGTGAGATGGATGTTGTGTCATGGCAAAAACGTCTTGCACAACTCGCAAAGCCTCCCGGTGACTCGTGATCCGGCGTCCATTTTTGCGCGTGCCCTCTTGAACCATGCGCTCTACCATATCCATAACATCAGGGCTGGCTTTAGCGTTATTGCCAATAACGGCATCGTCAGGCGAAAAGCCTAAGGCATTATGCGCTGTGCTCATTTCGCCACCCGTTTTAGGTAGTGGTCGTGCCAGTTGATAGTATCCGGTAGCGCGGCTCTTGGCGGCTGTTGGGGTAGATTCTGGATTTTGCGCCGGGCGGCCAATTGCTTGGCTTGGGCAGTTTGTAATGGGGTTGCGCTGGGTTGGGGCATGTTGATTACTCCTTAATCTGGTCTAATTCGCGAGCTACAAATTGCTGCGCGGCAAGTAGGGCGCTCAGCCAGTCCACCTGGTCATCGATGGCGTTGGGCAAGAGCGATCTGAGTTGTTCAAGCTGCGGCGAAAAATACTGAGAACGCTCGCAGTATTGATCGGCGTAAGCGAGCGCCAAGCTACTGATTAGGCCGCGCAATACACGGAGATTGGCTTTTAACAGCGGTTTATCTGCTTTACGGTTGATCAGGTCGTTGATGTCGCTGGCGATAATCTCCAGAAATCGGACATGCATTACTTTGGGCAGGCTTGGGGTGTTGTGTTGTTGGGGCATGGCTAAATCCTCGGTAAATTAACTTTTAAAAAATGAGAGAGCTTTATGAATGCCAATGAACAAATCGCGAACATAGCCGAACAACTGCTTGCCGAAATGTCGCGAATTTCGCTGGCGCAGGCGGTGCAAAGCAGTGCGTATACGGCGTTAGCGCACCATCTGGCCGCGCAAGACTACGTAAACCTTGAAGCCCTGGCAAAAGACCTGGATCAGCTGGGCAGCTCGCACCCTGACGAAGGCTGGCAATCTGGTCACGCAGAGCTTGCAGGCGCTTTGCGTTTACTAAATAAGTAGGCATCAATGCATCGGAGATAGCTTTCGCATCCACTGGGGAAAGCTGCGTGTTTTTTAGGGATTGATCGGTAGTGCTCATAGGGGTGTCCTCAGTAGTTTTATTTAGGTAAAGTGACGTAAGTAGGGATACGTATTAAGCGGCGGCTTGGTCGGGGTGCGGTTTAATGCCCAGGGCCACGGCTATATCGTGGCCTTTGCCGTAACGGCCTTTGACTTGGCCGTTTAGGACTAGGGAGACCTCGCGCGGCTTATAGCCGTTGGATCGCGCCCAGCCGGAAATGGTGAGGCCCTTGGCCAGAAAGTCGGCTTTGACCTCGTCGGGTGTTTTTTGTGTTTGTGTTGTCATGACTCGCTCCGGTTAAAGTTGGTCAGCGTTTGGTTTGTGTTCGTGTTGTGTTAATTATGAGAACTTAAGTTATCTATGTCAAATATTGATGAGAACTTTTTATCGCATTCTGCTGAACGCTTAAAAACCGCACGGAAAGATCTTGGCTTAAATCAGGCCGAGGCCGCCGAGTTATGTGGTGTTAGCAGGGAAATGTGGGGTAAATACGAGAGAGGAATAGCAGTTCCAGGAGGAGAAGTTTTGTTCGCATTTGCCGCAGCCGGTGCCGACGTGCAATACATCCTGACTGGTATCTCTTCAGGAACCTTGCCCGGGGCACGGGTGCTCAGACCCGACCAAGCCGCGCTACTGGATAACGTCGAGCATTGCGCCAAGGAGGATCAGGAGGCCATCAAACGCATGGCCTTTATAGCCGCTAAAGCGGACAACAAGGATGAGACGCAACAAGGGAGGAAAAAAAGGGCTTAAAACGCCCCACTAAGCAACTTAACTTAAGCGTTTAACTAGCGCACTTGTTAATTCAATAGTGGTCATTGCCGCCAAACCCAAACCGAGAGAATGATAATGAACGAACAAACGCAAATTGAACTATTGAAATTGGCGGCGCAGACGGCCGCTGATCTGGCGCATAACAAGAGTGCGATGTTGGGCGATCTTACCTACAAAGCTAAGGCCGCCTGCGTTAACAAGGAGACCTCGGATTATGAAATGCTGGTGAATTATTTGTATCAGCTTTTCAAGAGGCTAATCGAACCGGTTGCTTAATAGGCAGCGTCGGGTACTGATGTCAGCGCGGGCATGAAATGCCAGCAGCAATACATCCTCATCCGGCCGACATTGTTTTTCGGCAAAGAAATCATCCATCAATTGGTTGATTCGTGTAGCCAGTTCGAGTTTGTCTTGTGGGGTGAGTGTGTTCATGGTGTCTCCTAAAGAAAATATGTATCGTTGTATCGTATGCATCCCGCAACGCTCCAGCGTTGGCTGGGCGGGACGGGGTTTGCAACCCCGTCCCAAACGTTTCAACTATTGCATAAAACGGTGTGTTTGTTGTGATAGACGCCGGTTTGTGTGCCTATTTCGCGTTAGGGGCTTGCGCTTTAATTTTCGGTAAGGCGTTTAAATATTTGAAGCGCATCTACAGCTATTCTGCCGTTCTTTTGCCATTGAGCCGCTTTTTGCTCAAGCCACAAATAGCAGAGCTGGTCAATTTCTTCCAAGTTATTATTTGCCTTATTTGCTCTTTTAATAAATTCTTCTGGAGACATTGTTAAGCCTAACAGTTAGTTGCAGGCGACCCGCCGACGCGAGCGCTGTTTAAAATATGTGCGTTTCAAAGTTCATCTTGCTGTTAAGGTCTTTCCTCAGGCGGTCGCCTGAACATGGCGTTATACAATTGCGTAAATAGTAAAAAACCAAGCCGCTAAAGTCACTACCAGAGCGATCCAGTGGAATTTATGACGTTCTCTATCATAATCGTCCAGCGGATAATTTAACTCTGCGTCGCCGGTTCTTATCCAGTTGATGATTCTATTCATAGTTCTGCCTGTGCGTATTGGGTATAACTCTCTGGTCAACGGGACGCGCCTAAAGTTCAGCGCGTTGTTCGGTTTCATTCATGCGCGCCCTTTACCAGGGCGTTATGCGCCGACACGTATTGCCGCCAGAAAGTAATTGCTCTCCAGCAGCGATAATGGCGTCTTTGGTAATACGATGGCTATTGGTGATTAACTGCGGGGTGAGTTCCTGGAGGATGTAAAGCGCTTGGCTAATCGCTAAGCCCTCCAGTTGGGCAGCCAGCGCCAGAGCTTTTTCATGAGCGACTTGTTCTGAAACGTATGGGATAGTCATGGTGTCTCCTGGGTTGGTTGGGTCTAAGTAAAACCGCGTACAGCTGCAAATCAACCTCAACGCTTGTATCGCATCGTTAATTGATTAAACGCCCCGTCTGCGCGTTTATAAATGGTCGGAACCCTTATTTGCGTTGGTTGCTCAGGTTGTATTTTGCTATAGTGTCACACGTCCCCCGCTAAAATCCCCTTCCGAACGACTTCGGATGCCCCCGTTCATTCATGGCCGCTACACTGAGCGCCATGAAAAAAAATAACCTCATCCAAATTTTTAAGCCCGGCACGCACACTACGATGAGTGGTGATGCGCTGACGTTTTCCGAAGCCGATGTTGTTGCGACCGCAACGGCCTATGACCCAGCGCTGAAAGATGCGCCGTTGGTGGTCGGTCATCCCCAGACCGATAGCCCCGCATTTGGCTGGGTAGCCTCGTTGGCGTTTGCCGACGGCATTTTGTCGGCGATCCCCAAAGATGTCTATCCGGCCTTCGGGCAAATGGTCAACGATAAGTTGTTCCCAAAAATCTCCGCCGCTTTTTACCATCCCGATAGTCCTAACAACCCCGTCCCCGGCGTGTATTACCTGCGTCATGTGGGCTTTCTGGGTGCGCACCCGCCTGCCGTACAAGGGCTGGCTGCGCCGGAATTTGCAGATGGCGGCGATGCAATCATTATCGAATTCGGCGAATCCGAAACAACCGGCAGCGCAGCGCAGGCCGATACCGCTACCCCCTCAAACCCTGGAGCCACTATGACCCCCGAAGAAATCGCCGCTAAACAGGCGGAACTAGATAAAAAGCAGCAAGACATTGCTGCACAACAAGAGCAGCTGACGGCCAAAGAAGCCGAGTTCGGCCAGCGCGAAGCCAAGCTTGCGCAAATCGAGTTTGCTACAAAATTGAGCGCCACGAGCGCCTTTGTAGAATCACTGATCACCGAAGGCAAGATATTGCCGCGCGATAAAGACGGCTTGGTGGCTTTTATGGCCGCTGAAAAACCGGCCGATGTGATCGAGTTCGGCGAGGGCGACGCTAAAACTAAAATCAACGGACTGGACTGGTTCCGGAAAGAGTTTTTAGCCAAGCTGCCTAAACAAGTGGAATTCGGCGAGATTGCCGGTCATGACAAGCAAGCCCAGGCGGTCAGCGATAAAGCGATTGCGCAACGGGCCGTCGCTTATCAAGCCAAGCAACTTGAATTCGGCATCCATATCAGCACGGCTGATGCGGTCGATGCCGTTACTGCCAATGTGGACAAGGTGAAGTCATGAGAGAAGGCGAATCTATCAATTATGCACTGGGGGCAGATACTGATCCGTATCAGCTGATTAAATTCGGAGCAGCGGACGGGGTTGTTGTTCCAGCCGCCGGCCCAACTGATTTGATTATCGGCGGTAATGGCAATATCGGCGGCGTATTGGGCGATCGTGCCGACATTATTGTTGACGATTGTGTCGAGGTGCGTTTAGGCGGCACGGTGACGCGCGGCGACAAATTGACTTCCGATGCTAACGGGCTGGCGGTTACGGCGGCTCCGGCGGCGGGTGTTAATACGCATATTGCTGGGTACGCAACCGTATCCGGCGTTTTAAACGATGTCATCTGGATGCGCATCGCACCCAGTGTTATGCAAGGTTAAGGACATATCATGGCTACTAATTATCCCTTTGAAGTACAACCGCGGCTTAGTCAGATCGCGCTGGCCACATCCCCCACCGGGATGATTGCCGATCAGGTTTGCCCTCGGGTTCCCGTTCCGGCCGAATTGTTTATGTACACGCAGCTGGATTCGGATGTGCTGTTTACCGAGGTTGATACCCATATCGGCCGTAAATCGGCAGCGAATCAGGTGGAATTCGGTGCACATGATGTACCGGCGAGAACAAAAGACTGGGGCTTGGAGGATTTTATCCCGCAAAAAGATATTGATGTTGCGCGGGCGGCCGGTGCGAACTTCGATCCGCTCAGCATCGCAACAACAGGCTTGTCAATCTTGATCTCTCTTGGCCGTGAGCGCCGTGTAAGCAATCTGTATCAGGATTTAAACAGCTATGAGGCGGGATTGCGGACGACGTTAAGCGGCACCGACCAATGGTCTGATCATACTAATTCTACGCCCATTACGCAGATTTTGGAGGTGCTGGACAGCATGATCGTCAGGCCCAATGTGGCGGTTTTTAACAAGCGTGTGTGGCGGTTTTTACGCATGCATCCTGAAGCGGTGGCGATGGCCTTAAACCGTACCAGTGGTGCAGGCGGAATGGCCGCTAAAGGCGTATTGACCAAACAAGCGGTCGCCGATCTGCTGGAACTGGATGAAATCCATGTCGGCGAGACCTTTGCCAATGCTGCTAAAAAAGGCCAAGCCGCCAGTAAAGTCCCATTGTGGGGTAATCATGCGTCGTTTTTGCGCGTTTCACGGAATGTACAGTCTGTGCAAGGTTTCGTTGAGCCGTTTTTTGCCTTGACTGCGGAATTCGGCAATCGCCAAACCAGTACGCGGCAGGAATCCGGTACAGGCGTCAAGGGCGGTCAAGTCGTTAAAGTCGTCGAGCAATTGGACGAGTTGATTATCGCTAAAGAGGCGGGCTATCACTTCCATAATGCGGTGGCGTCATGAGCACCCAAATAGCGGGTTGGGTGGCGCTGGATAATATATGCCATGACGGCGTTAATTATGAGCCCGGTGATGAGTTGGATGCTGAAGATTTTACCGAACAGCAGCTTGAGCAGCTTCTAGCGGCCGGGGTTATTGTTGCGGGTATGGTAGGCGTTGATAAAACCGATAGCGGTAACGAACCTGATGCCGGTGACAAAGTCGATACCGGTAACGAACCTGATGCAGGTGACAAAGCCGATACCGGTAACGAACTTGATGCCGGTGACAATTCCACAGCAAAAGCCAGAAAGAAATAATTGCGCTGGACGGGGCAAGATGTCCCGTCCGAAATATTTTCTTCATAAGGTGCGCAGTGCGCACCTTATGCAACCGGACATCAAACAATGCCCTATTGCTCATATGCAGATTTAAAGAAGGCATTCGGTGACGCTGAGCTAATTCAGCTCACCGACCGTCAAAACGCCGGCGTGGTCGATGACGCCGTATTGGATGCGGCTATTGATGCCGCCGATGCCGAGATTAATCAACGCTTACGCGCTAAGGGTTGGACAGTGCCTCTTGCAACATCATCAACCGATCTGACACGCATTGCCGCTAACATCACGCGTTTTTTGCTGCACGTCGATGTAGCGCCGGAACCGGTTAAAGAAGCATTCGAGCGGGAGATTAAAAAGCTCGATAACTATGTCAAAGGGTTGGTCGATCTTGACTTAGGTAGTCCCGCTACGACTGCTGCAAGTGGTGTGGGCGATGTTGAATTTACTAAAACCAGCGCTGACCGGGTATTTACCCGTGAGAGACTGGCAGATTTTTAGGAGCAAACATGACACATCCCGATTATGACATTAAGGCCGAGCGGCGCAAAACGGTCGTCAAGATGCTTGACGCGGCAAATGCGCCGCAGACAGGGGGGCTTGTTGCTGTCGGTGCCGGAGGACGCACGATTCAGTCAGTCGTAAGCGGCACCGGCGTTGTGACGGCGACAGTTGAGGTATACGGCTCAAACAATTCATTTTCTAGCGGCGGCGCGCTACTGCTTACGATGGCTCTGTCCGGCACGACAACTGACAGCGCGGGCGACTACATTAGCGCCGAGTGGCCTTACATGTATGTCAAATTGACGGCTATTTCCGGTACGTCGGCGGCGGTCACTGTAACGTTAGGGGCGTAGGATGGGTATCACTATATTGACGAGCGCGAGCGGTCGCCAGGCCAATAGTCGTCTGGTGTTTGATAAGGCTGACTCATTTAGCCCTGTTTTTGAAAAGGTCGGCGCCGGGGCGTTGAATGTAAAAGCAGATACTTGGATCGCCGTAGGCAGTGCCCTGGTATCTATCACTATAGATACCGCTGTTCTTATGCCAACGCTGACCTCTGGCGTCGATTACGCAGTCTATGCCTGCTCGGATGGCAGCATCAGAGCGGACTCCTCGTTTACCTACCCTGCTGGATACTCAGCATCAAATAGTCGTTTGATCGGCGGCTTCCACTACGGACTGGTTGCGACCGGTGAAACGGTAGCGGGTGGCTCCTTCGCAACAACCGGCCCCGGCATGATTTGGACTCAATCAGATGTTGACAAGCTTGCAGGCATCAACCACTACTCAATATGGGACTTAAGGTTTAGACCTAAATGTCCGTCGCCAAAGGGTATGGCGTTTGTCAATGACATATGGGTGGATGTATATCTATGTTCGACCGATACAGCCGCAAATGGCACTAGCAAATCCGGCACAAACATAGCGTCAGGTACAGTTTTGCCCAAAATCCCTATCGCGTTCGGCGGCAACGGAACGTTAAATTATACGAACATGACATGGTGGGCGGCTAATGAGCTGGCTCGCGCGGCCGGGAAACGCTTATTACGAGAAAGCGAGTTTGTTGATGCGGCGTTTGGAGTGACTGAAAATCAATCAATCGATGCGACAGCTTCGACATATCCGCTGACGCAGCGAAACCCTGGCTACACGAGTAAATACGGGATTGAGCAGGCGACGGGCCACCATTGGATATGGGGTAGCGACACCGGCACTCAGGCGTCCGGATTTGCGTGGGGGAGTGTCAATGGCGGGCGCGGACAGATGTACCATAATACCAATACGAGAGTCTTGTTAGGCGGCGCGCGTACGAGCGGCTCGAGCTCTGGCTCTCGCGCTTCCTACTGGGGCTTCTATCCGTGGTACTCGGACTGGTCCTTCGGCTTGCGCGCTGCCAGTGACCACTTGCAACTTGATTGAGCGAGCGGAAGCGAGTGATGGATTTTTTAAGCGACGAATTTGCCAGTCAACGGCAACTGGCGATTATTGAGCGGTTTGAAGGGTTTATAAATTATATCTATCCGATAGCGCTTAATATTCGCCGATCGCACCACGTCATTCGGGATCGATTGATTGGTGCAATGTTTGATCAGGTTAGCTTTTTACAGCAGGCAGGAAAATCAGCGCAAATATCAAAGCTGTATCTTGCCGATGCCGGATTGGCACACCTGAGATTTTTACTGCGTTTCCTTGCTAACGAAAACAGGCGGCTCATCAGCCGGCATCAGCACGAGGTGGCATCGATTCACCTCGCTGAAACCGGGAAAATGCTTGGCGCATGGATAAAAAGCAAGGCAGTAAAGGGATGATTAAGATAAAAGCGGCACGCGTACGAACGGCTCGAACTCTGGATCTCGCGCTTCCAACTGGAACAACTATCCGTGGAACTCGAACTGGAACATCGGCTTGCGGGCTGCCAGTGACGACGATTATCTTCCGCGCCGACCGGTTAAGGCCGCCGGCGCCGATCACGCTGTTTTGTGGTCAGCTTCATCATCCTGCTTCGGCAAATACATTACGAGGTCAAGAGATCGTCGAGTAGGAACTTTCGAAAGACGAACTTGCAACTTATGGGTAAAAAATACAAAAATCTAATCGCGGAAATCGCCAGTATGCCGAATCTGTATCGAGCTTATCAAAAGGCGGCAAAAGGCAAGCGATATAGCGCCGGGCATTTGCAGTTTAAGCAACACTTGGCGGCAAATCTCCGTATGCTTTCAGATGCGCTACGGACTGGTAGTTACAGGCCGTCACCGCCAAACATATTCTTTGTTAATGAACCTAAGCGCCGAGAGATTTCCGCGTTGCCTTTTGCGGATCGAGTGGCTCAGCATGCCTTATGTAATGTGATAGAGCCTATTTTCGATCGGACGTTCTTGCCTAACAATTACGCATGTAGAGCGGGAAAAGGGACGCATGCTGCGGTAATTGAGGCGCAAGCTATTATGCGTCGGGGCCTTACTCACTGGTTAAAGCTGGATTATTCAAAATATTTTGCCAACATTGATCGCGCCGTCTTGCATGGCGAGATCAGGAGAAAGATAAGCTGCCAAAGTACATTGGCGCTTATTGCTGCATTTCTTCCCGCCGCTGGCTGCGGCCTACCGATCGGAAATCTGACCAGTCAGCTTTTTGCTAATGTTTATGGGCATATCCTTGACCGCTATCTTACTCATACGCTCCATATTAAGCATTGGCTGCGCTACATGGATGACACGGTGATTTTTTCGCATAGCCCCGAGGCGCTGGCGGTATTGCAATTCGGGCTTAAGTGGTTTTCAGAGGCTAACATGGGTCTGACGTTTTCAAAGTGGAGTATCGGGCATGTGTCGCATGGGCTGGATTGGCTGGGTTACCGTATTTGGCCGACGCATAAGCTAATCCGTCGCAGATCAGTAATTGCCGCTAAACGAAAAATTAAAAAATACCGCGCATCTAATAACGATGCTGCGCTTAACAAATTCATCGCATCATGGCGCGGTCACGCAAATTGGGCGAATTCATATAATCTTCTGAACAGGCTTGGGGTCTAGTATGAACGATTTATTTAGTCCGGATACCGGCGAGCATATCATTACAGAGAGCCCACAACCGTGGATGGGCAGGGCGGGAACTCCGCCACCGGAATATGATCGAGCTATTTCAGGTTGTTTTTGGCGGGATGGTGCGTGGGTCATTATAGATGCTGTCGCATTACTCCAGGCGGGGGTAGTTCCTGGATCGATCACTATGCGACAGGCTCGGTTGGTATTGCTCCAGGCGGGGTTGCTGAACGTGGTATCCGATGCAGTGTCCACTATGCCACAAGCAGCCCAGATCGAGTGGGAATACGCAGTAGTATTGCTGCGCGACAACGCGCTTGTCTTGCAGGTTGCGGACGAAATGGGCTGGTCGGCCGACCAGTTGGATGCGTTATTTTTGTCTGCCGCCGCGCTTTAGCCGCTTCTGTCATCCTATCGCTGTAGGGCGCGGATAAGTCCGCTCCTACATTATTCTGTCTTCCGAACTGCTTCGGATACCCAGCCCCCCTATGCTGCCATACACTAGCAGCATGAAATTTTATAATAATCTCAATAAATATTACTTAAGCAGCGACGCTATGCGCCTCTGCGGAGCGCTGCCCTATGCTCGGTAATTTTCTCTCTGCATCCGGGCTGATTATTCAGCGTCTGGTTGATGAGCAGGTTGCCGCCGCGAATAAAATCCGCCCTGCGCCGTCTCCTGCGTGGGTAACTAAAAATGCCCTGGACGGCTCGGTCAATGTGATTTTTTTTGACGATGTGCCCGACCTTACTCCAGGCGGCCAGTCTCAGCGCGGCAAGGTTCAAAGCAGCGAGCAATTTTGGCTGATCATCGTCTCCGCAAAAAATGTCGCCGATGCCGGTAATGCGGCTAGACAGGATGCCGGGCTGATTCTTCTGAACGCGTTGGTTGCGTTGCAAGGATTCCTATTATCGCCGGATCACAGCGAGTTGCACCGGCAAAAAGCCCCCTACCGCGCTACGGACGATAACGGGTTTGCACATCTTCCAGCGCTGTTTTCAACGAAAGTCATCACTACCGGCAGCGCCTTGCCGCTGTGAAATTCAACAATCCATTAATCATCAGGAGTGGCCCAATGGCTGAACTACCCGGAAAAACCGAAAAACCTGCGACCACCCTTGAGGTGACGCTGTTAATGCCACATACGCATGGCGGCCAGCCCTGCAAGCAGGGCGACAAGATCAACGTAACTGAGGCGCAAGCTAACTGGTTGCGCAACCGTGGCGTTGTAACGCCTAAATCAGCTGGAGTTAAATAATTATGACTGAAGTAACTGGCGCACTACAGATCAAGGGCACCGTCTATATCAACACTAAAATCAATGGCGTATTCCAGGGATTAAAACAAGTGCCGGGGGTGATCGATTTTAATGTCACGCCTAAAGCAAAAGTGATTACGCAAATCTCGAAGGATCGGGCAACCGAGGGACAGGTAACCGCTGTGGCATCAACGCAGGAACCGGCAGAGCTAAAGCTGAAATTCTCGGCATTTAACTCAAAAATGATGGCAATAGCTATGATGGGCGAATCGTCGGTATTAAGCGGCGGTGCGCATACGGTGACTAATGAGGTTGTCATTGCGAAACTGGATTGTTTTGTAAAATTGGCTAACCGCAATATTACCGCCGGATCCGTGGTGGTAACTGATACGGCTACTGATTTGGTGACTTATGTTGAAGGCACGGACTATACCGTAAATTACGCGCTAGGTATGATTCAGCCGCTGTCAACAGGGTCTATGACCAACGCGGAGTCATTGCATGTTGATTATGCCAATGCGGCTTATTCAGGGTTTGCAACCGTCGCAGCCACCACGACAGAGGTTGTCGCTTATATCCTGATCGACGGGGTTAATAAGGCGGACAGCGAAAACGTTGAAATCGAAATTGATGAGGCGCATCTGACGCCCAGTTCAGCGGTTGATTTTATGTCGGATAAATTCTCCGAGTTGGATTTGTCGGGGTTTATGGTGACACAACCGGGCAGCAATAATCCTTATCGCATTAAGAAGTGGCAGTCTGCGTAATTTGTAGAGCGCGCCGTACGAACGTTTAACGTCATACCGGCAGGGATTGCCGGTATCCAGGTTACAAGGATGTAAGCATGTATATCAGGTTTTTTCATGGCTGACACTTCACTCGTTGCTAAGATCATACTAAGGCTGCAAGACGAAGCCAGCCGTGGGATAGATACCGCTCGTCAACGCATCGGCGGTATTGGCCAAGAGATCGATCGCGTTAAGACGTTGATGATCGGGCTATTCAGTTTTGTCGCTATCAAAGAAGGGCTGGAAAATTTAGTCGGCCTATCTGACAAATTCGCCAATTTAACGGCGCGCATCAAACTCGCCACCTCATCTGAGCAGGAGTTCAACACCGCTCAGGGCGAACTATTCAATATTGCTCAGCGCACACGTTCAGCGCTCGATACTGTTATTGCTCTGTACACAAAACTACAGATCGGCATAAAAAATCTTGGCGGCACTCAAAAGCAAGCATTCGACGCAACAGAAGCGGTTACCCAGGCCTTTAAAATATCCGGCGCTACGGCTGCCGAATCAGCGGGCGGTATTCAGCAGTTTACCCAGTCGATAGCCAGTGGCGTATTTCGTGGTGAGGAATTTAACTCGGTTATGGAAAATGGCACGAGGCTCGCGCAAGCACTGGCCGACGGTTTGGGTGTGCCTATTGCTGCCTTGCGCAAAATGGCTGAGGCAGGCGAGCTGACTTCAGAGCGGGTGATTAATGCGCTACTGTCGCAAAAAGACAAGTTGGCGGCTGAATATGCCACATTGCCGCAGACGGTTTCCGGTGCCTGGCAGCAGCTGGAAAATCAGTTTTTAAAATATATCGGTCAATCAAAAAATGCTTCGGAAGCCACTCGCGGCATTGCCGACAGTATTGCGTTTGTCACTAAGCATTTAGATGGCTTGATCGATCTTGGTGTAAATGCGGGCGAAGTGCTGTTGACTGTATTCGGAGCGAACAAGCTCCAGGCCTTGATCACTTACACGGAGGCGATGTTCGCGGCCAGGGCTGCAACTATAGCAACGACTACGGCTGCTGCAGAAGCAGCAGCTGCGACCGCAGCACAAGCACAAGCCAATGTGGCTGCGGCTGAGGCCCAGGTAGCGGAGGCGGCAGCAACGCAGGCGGCAATTCTCGTAGCACGAGAGGCTGTTGTTGTCAGACTGGCCGCTATTAATGCGCAAATAGCACAGACAGAGGCGACTATAGCTGCAACCGCTATGGCGGCGGAAGGGACCGCTGCGCACTATATTCATGCAGAAGCCGTTCGAAAATTAACGCTGGCTGAGCAGCATAGAGCTATCGTGTTAACTGAGCTAGCGACATTAGGTGCTCAGCAAGCGCGGGTTGCGGCCACGGCAACTGCGGCTACTATCGCTCAGGCAACTGCAACGGAAGAGCTGGCGGCTGCACAAGCGACGGCAGCAGCTGGAACCGCCGCCGCAACATCAAGGATGTCGGCGTTTGCTATTGCAGCAGGTGCTGGTCGTGTGGCGATGGCTGGATTGATAGCTTGGGAGGTGGGTTCTTGGGCGGAGCGGAATTTTAGTTGGGTAAAATCGCTGGGTGGTTATATTGCGGGTGTGACGGCTATGTGGTGGGAGTTGGTTACAGCTATGTCTCATTCTTTGTCAATTGAAGGATGGGGAAAGGCTGCCGTTGAAATAGCTCAGTTAAAAAATCATTTTTTTGAAACTAAGGAGGCTGTAGACAGCATAAATAAAACGCCGGTACCGACTATTTTTGACAAGCTAAAAACATCAGCCGGGAGAATGGCCGAAGGCGTCGATGCGGCATTGACTAAAGCCCGTGGTGCGGCGACTACTCACGCCGAGGCAATGGTTAAGCCGTATGATGCCGCAGCCAAGGCCATTACCGCGGCATTCGACGCGCAAAGCGCTCAGATTGACGTTGCTCTAAAAGAGCGCCTTTATGCGGTCGACTACAATGCAACCAGCGAAAAACAAAAAATAGCCGAAACCACTCAGGCGGTCATTGCCTCCGAGTTTGAAAAAACTGCCGCGGCCCTGAATACCAAAATCCAGCTGGATCAAACCTGGAATGAAACCTATGGTCGCGCGATCGAGTTAGCACGCCAGGCGGGTGGTGATATTTCGGCACTGGAACAGCAAGGCGCTGAGGCGCGCATCGGCAGCCTGCAAACGGTGGTCAACGCTTATCAGTCCTCGGTTGATAGCATGATCGACGAGGAGCATCGTCTATTAGATGCCGTCCGCCATACCGCTGAAGAACGCGAAAACCTGTCTCGCAGCGTTGAGGATAAAGTCCGCGCCTTGCAGCAAAAAGGCATGGGCGATGTGCAGGCTTATGCCGACCAGCAAAAACAGATCGACGAAAAACAGGCGGCGGCCAAAAAAGCTATTCTGGAGGGTAATTTTACCGACGCTAAGAAATACGCCGATGAGGCAATACGTCTGGCCGAGAGCACGGCTCATGCGGTCGATAATGTGTCTAAAGACGCACAAGGCAAAACCCAGCGTAAAGAGGCGATTAGCGAAAATACTGCTATTGCTAAATCCATTGAGCAGATCAAGGAGTCGGCGGCGCTGGCCGATAGTGCGCTGTCAGGACTGGGCAATGCTCAGTTGGTGCAAGCAAAGAGCGTCGCAGCATCGCTGGCTGGTGCTACGTCTGGGCTGGCCGAATTCAAGGGCGAACTGGACAGAACGATTGCCGATGTAAACAGCAAGGCCCAGGTAAAGTTATCACTCGACGCGTCCGCCGCGAAAGATGAAATGGACAAACTGGCCGCACTGACGGCAGCTAAAGAATTGACGGTCAAAATCAAGGCCGATCCGCTTAATGCGGATAAAGAAATCGCCGATTTACAAGCCAAGCTGTCCACCGCTAAAATCACTGTTCCGGCTGTGGTCGCGTTCGACAAGATGCGCGACGAAGAGCTGGCAAAAATTCAGGAAGAATTGCGCAAATCGATCGCGTTTTTAACGGCGGTTCCGGTTGGCGTGGATACAACGGAAGCGGTCGCCTCGTTAGAGGCGATGAAGGCCGATATTGACGCTAAATTATCCTCTCCCACCTCTGCTGCTCATACCGTCAATCCGGACTTTGATGCGGTTTTTAAAAGTATTAATGAGATTAAGCAGAACACCTTCAGCACCCATACCGTTTATATTAATAAGGTAGAAAACAATGCGACCGGCGGGCTGATCCAGCACCTTGCCACCGGCGGCCGAGTGGCCGCGCAAACCTTCCGTCGCGTAATTGGAGCTATCACCGGCCCCGGTACCGGCACCTCCGATGATGTACCGGTCATGGCCAGCAATGGCGAGTATGTCGTTAAGACCGACGCGGTACAACATTACGGCGTTAATTTCATGAATGCGCTGAACAACAAGCAGTTGCCCGTTGCGCCTGGCTATTCCATCGGAGGGCCAATCGGCGAAGCACACGCCCCCGTAGGGGCGACCGGCCGGTCGCCCGAACCCCAGCGCGATGTCGTTGATTTGAATTTCAACTTTTCCGGCAAAACGGTAACGCTGCAAGGCTCCCGCAGCGCGGCGCGTGATTTGGCCGTTGAGTTACGCTCATTAGCCAGGGCTGGATAATGGCGGAATCAGCTATCAGCATTCGCTTCAAGCACTGCGACTTCGGCGAGTATTTCGCCGAGGCTACAGCCGCGTACGACTCTGACCCGCAAACCGCATGGATTGCACCGTTTACGCTGGCGCAACAGGCCTATTGGTCGAGCCAGGGGGATGTGGTTAACGGGTATGCGGAAGAATATGCACGTCGCCGCCTGGAGTCTATCACTAGCGCCGCGCAATCGGCTTATGATACATGCCTGCGGGGCGGCGCTGCTGTTGGGTCTGCTACGCCGACCAATGCCGACGTAGCCAAGGCCTGGTCTGAACTGGAAACAGCCAACCAAGCTGCCACAGCGGCACATGAAGAGTTAACCAAAGCAACAGCCGAGGCCGTCACTGCATCACATGCTTACGCAGCCCGCCCTCATCCTGTTAATGCAAATTATGTGAGCTGGACGCACGCCGCCGTTACGTCTGCCCAAACTGTCGCGGACTTAGCCGCCGCCGAGGTGGCGGCTAAGTCCGCGGTGCATAGTGCAGCGGTTGAAGAGGCGGCCAAGCCGCATTTTAGCCTATCGCTGAACACCCAATTAACCGGCGGCGGGGCTGTCTCCGGCACATTGACCCATGCCGAATTATCTGCTCAAGTCAGCGTGCCGTTTAATGCCGTAACCCTCGTCGAAAAAAAACCGTTGGACTGGAAAGCGTTTTACCGCCTGGATACGGTCTACACTAGCTGCAATTACCCTGCTAACTGGGTGATGTCGTTCCAGGGCGCCAACCCGTACACGGCGTCGGCGCTGACTGAATTGACTATGCGCGATGGGGTGCATATTCAAGCGATGGAACTGGTTGGTATTACGGCTAATATCATTCAGTACATGGATGCGCCGGCAGGCGAGACGTTGTCGGTCCCTGATGCATTAGCGGCTACGTTTTACCCGGTCTCATCTAATTTGTCGATGAATGTGTATCGCGAAGTGCATCTGCCGAATGGCGATGTTGATGTATATCATGTGAATTACAGCGCTACGTCGGCGGGCGGTCTGGGCGATTTTAGCGAGACCCTATATTTCCCCCCGTTGGCTGTGTCATGCGCTGTGAGTGGGCAGGTTGATGTCTATCACTTCATTACCAGTTTTTCATTCGGGACACTCTACAAGTTGTCAAACCAGTTACAACAGATCCGTGATGGTATTATCACGTCTGAATATAGGGTGCCTGCACAGGCTTCAGGCACCACTCCGCCCTCCTATGGCCCGCCTGGGTTTTTGAGTATTCATGAGTCTTTTTGGTACCACTCTGGTTCAGAAAAGCTGGGCATTGTCAGAATCAAATATAAACAACAAGGAGTGTTCAGATACCAACGCATGTTTTTGGTCTGGCGCGGTGCTCCATTTAGCCCGGAATCCCTTGCGGGAATGACATCAAACGCCATAGGGACTAAGTTTTACGGAAAGCATTTAACCGAGACATCGAATATGTCCGAGTCGATCACGCTATCAGGCGGGACCGCACTTCACGCCCCGAATGGCACTTACACTGTCCCGGTTATTGAGGATATTGTAGTCAGTAACTTTGAAGAGGGGACTCTGACGGTTTTCCCTACGTCTAACTACGTGGAGTATTCGCAGTCGATTATCAAAATAAAGAATGTACTGAAACCGCTGGCGGTGTATACGCCTTACGGCACTTTTGTGACAGAGCAGCCGGGTTACCAAGCGACCGGTAATTTTCTGTCGGTTTTGCCTGATTTTATTGATTTCGTTGATTTTACGGATAAACTTGGCCTTGTAAGGATGTATGCCCACGATACGTATAGCGGGCAATCAGATTGGAGATTATTTTTATTTTGGGTGGGGACGCCGATTGATGCGGGTAAGTTAATAGGCTTAACGATGGATGCTATTAGTGTGCCTACACCCCCTGTCGCGCCAGCATCCTGTATGGTGCATATAAGAAATAATGACGGATCCCTGCTGGTCTCTCTGGATGTCCCAATAGTTGAGGATATAAATATACTTCAGTTTAACGTGATAAGCGGTTCATCCACCCATGTTTTTCCAAGTGTTTTTACGTACCCAGATGACGTAGTAGCTCTATATCCGCCAGGATACTTAGATAACTACCCTGGAATTTTAGTAAGAGGGGTGCTGAGCACGGCCATCCACCAGCCTTTATCTATCAGAGCAAACTTTTCAGACCTTGCAAAAGGCCAAGAGGTTTCATACTGGGTGTACAACAAGAACCCGATTAAATTTCTGGAGACTATAGATGACTTTGTTTTTCGTGCAGGACAAGGTTCATCCTATTAAATAACTCTTATGGCTACACACCTAAACACTATCCCCCTGCCCAATGACCTGCAATGGCTAGACGAATTAGCTTCGCGCGTGATTCAGCAGCTGAAAACCACGTTGGATGCCACGCCGCATATCATGTCCATCAGCCGTAGCCAGGGTGTGCCAATCACGCTTAAATCATGGCCGGACGGTGCTTTTGTCACCCGTACCACGGTACTGCGACTGCAAGCCGCCGCCGATCAGGCTGGGCTGGTTATGCCGTTAGTGCTGCGCGATGTGTCGTATCAAGTGATGTTCAGGCACCATGAAGGGCAAGCGTTTGATGCCGAGTCGGTCAAAGATGTCTCTAACCCTGGTGATGACGATTTATGTCGTATCACTCTCAATTTAATGACTGTTTAAAAGGAGCAATACCATGACGTTAGCCAATGCCGATCTCATTCTGCGGCCCGGTGTACTCAACTCAAACACGGTGGCCGCTCAAAATGGCGGCCGCATGGCGTATAGCCAGATTGTCTCGGCAGTAAAAAACAACCTGTTCCCGGATGTTACAGCGGCAGAGAGAATGAATGGGATAACCCGCTGGCGCAAGGTGTTCTTGCACACCAACTCAGATACGGTCACGGCCTTAAATGCGGTGCGGGTCTATATGGATAAACTAACACCCGCTGACGATTACCTGTTGATTCAGGCGGCAACCGCTACAGGCACGGAGGCGAGTGATAAGGACGAAACGCTACTGTACGGCGTCGGACTGTTGGCCGCTAATGCCAGCGTCGGTGCGGAATCCATCACAGTCAATTGCGAGCATGCCGACTACGAGATGCTGTTGCCGTTCCGGGCGGGTATGTTGGTGCGTATTTCAAACATTCCCGTGGGTGGCGGCACAGGTACTGAGGAGTTTGTGCCGTTGTCTGCGGTATCCATTACCGGGGCTTCTGCGACGCTGACCTTTACCGGGTATCCATTAGCTAACGGCTATTTAGCGGCTACGCCGACAATTGTCAGCGGGGTGCTAGAGATTGTGCAAGTTGTGGGGGCGTTTAATGCGGCTGTGGTGACTAGTGCGGCAGGGACACTGGCGCACGGCACCGTGGGCAATCTCACTGTACCCAGTAAAGGATCCATTAATGAAACATGGACGTTGACATTTGCGTCCGCTACGACGTTTACGGTAGTCGGTGCGGTAAGCGGGGGCTTAACGGGGACCGGCAGCATAGGGGCCGATTACGCGGCAGTAAATCCTGCTACGTCAACCCCGTATTTCAAGATTTCGGCGGCGGCTTGGAGCGGTACGTTTGCGGCTGGTGACATAGTCACGTTTAATACGACCCAAGCAGCGTTGCCGTTTCTAGTTCGGAATCGGGTTCCTGCGGGATCTGGGAGTCTGGCTGGTAATATCGGTGCGGTCGCTATTCGGGGCGAGAGCGCGTAATTTTTAATCTGAATGAGGAAAATATCATGGCTATAGGACCCGTTACATCTTTTAATGGCTTGCTAAAACTAATTACGGATGCAAGCAACCGGGATTGGAATGATGCGTCGGCTGGAAACATTATGTTTTGCTTGGCGACCAGTGCCTACACGCCCAGTGCTACGCATAGTACGACGGCGGATATAGCCTCTGGGTTGATTACATCGGGTGATGGCGCCCCCATCGCCGCAACCGCTTTGGTAATCGATGATACGGCTACGCCTGGCACTAGCAGCTACAGTTCGGCCGATGCCAGCTTTGGGAGTAACGTATCCATAACGGCGAAATACTTTATCGCCGTTATGCCGGTCACAGCGGGTACATTTAGCGCAACTACCAGTAAATTGCTGTTTTATGTGGACCTCAACACCTCGGGGGGCAGTAGCCAAGGCTCCTCTGTAAACTCTGAGTTTGTGGTATACAAACCCGCTGCCGGTTGGTTTAACATCTCCTAATGTCGTATTCGGATATCAGCCTATTACTGCACTGTGATGGTAGTAATAATGGCACTGTATTCACAGATAGCTCAAATACACCGTTAACGGTAACGGTAAACGGCAATGCATGCACTAAAACCGCCCAGTCTAAATTTGGGGGTTCTTCGGGGTATTTCGACGGTGCAGGGGATTTTTTAACTGTCGCCACAAACTCGGCGCTACAATTTGGGGCGGGAGACTTTACGGTTGAAGCCTGGGTATACCCCACTACATCCACAGGTACCCGGTGTATAGCGGCGGGACAGGCAGATTTAGCCACCGCGGCGGGTAGCTCCTGGGTCTTCTACATCAGCCCAACTGCGACCTCAGACGTCTATATAGGGAGCACCAGCAAGTCGGTATCCAGCCCTAATCCTGCCGCTAATGCGTGGAGCCATATCGCCTTCGTCAGGTATGGCAATAACCTCACATCGTACCTGAACGGTGTCCCGGTAGGCACAACGACATTGACCGCAGGATCTGCGGTAAACACAGGGGCTACGACACACAAATTCTCTATAGGGGCCTTTGATACCGGTGGGAACCCCTATACAGGATATCTTGACGAGGTCTGCATCACTAAAGGTGTCGCTGTTTACACGGGGGCGTTCCCCCCTCCTACGGCACCTTACTCGGCGGCATCGCCGTTTGCCGCCACAGCTATCGCCGGGCAAAAGCACTTATCAGGGCAAACTCCGGCAGTAGCTTTGGGCTGGGCCGGAGGAACCCCTGCCGGCGCTGTAAAGAACTTACTCGGGCTGACCCCAGGTTTTAGTGTGGATTCCTACAGGGGGACTCCTGCCCAGGCGATACATGCGCTATCCGGGCAAGTACCGGCTATTGCTTCTGGCTTTGCAGCCACAGCTACTGTAGAGCAAAAGCATTTAGCCGGGCAAACTCCGGCAGTAGCTTTGGGCAATGCCGAAACCCCTGCTAGCGCTGTAAAGAACTTACTCGGGCTGAGCCCAGGTTTTAGCGGCTACTTTATTAAAGCCCGCATTGAACTCCCTTATGGGGATGCCATGCAGACTCGAGTTGATTATGTTTATGGAGATACTGTCGAGTTCCGCTGCGACATAACGTACGGCGATATTATTTATTCCCGTCTGGAAGTTCCTTATAGTTTATTGCCAACCGTAAATGTATTAGTTCGTTGTGATCTTCCCTATGATGATTTTGCCACGCTGTCTTATCGCTGTGAATTTGTCTACGGCGATTTTGCTATGCTGTCTGACCGCTGTGAATTTGTCTACAGCTTAAATGCAGAGGTCAACGTCCGCTGCGAGTTTGCCTATGATCTGGATGCAACTCATAAAATATCCGGGCGCTGTGAGTTCCTCTACAGTCTGCCGGCTGATTCAGCCGGGCAGGTTTCCGCGGCTTCATTTATTTTGAGGACTCAGCATGGCTAATCTGATCCCTACAGGCTACACGTCCGCTCATGTCAGCTGCGATGAGGGTCAATCCGTGTGGCTGGCTGATTTTACCTTGTCCGACCGGAATAGTTATGCGCGTACCTCGCTGGGCGACGCAATCGAGCTGGAGGTCTTGGGCGAGGTTTATAAATTACGCGTCGACAGTCGCAATATTCACCGGGCATTAGGCGTAGAAGATTACACGCTCAGCGCCATGTCGCCATTAGGCTTTATGGATGCGCCTTGGGCGGCGGAAACTACAATTCATTACGCGGGGCCGGTTGATGCGCGCACGGCGGTTGAGACCATTTTAATTAGTGCGGTGACCTGGAGTCTGCCCACTTGGACGATTCCGGCTGGGGCGCTGTCTATGGCGAATGTTACGCCGTTACAGGCGGCAAAGGCGATTGTCGAAGCTGTTGGAGGGCTGATCGAGAGTTTTCCGGACGGCGGCATTCATTGCCGATTGCGTGATCCTGTCAACGTACCGGATTACGCCATAACCCTGCCAGATCAATACTTCACAGATAATGACTGGGTTTCCGTCGGGTCAATAGACGCCCCTGCGAGGGGGTTCAATCGGGTTATGGTGAGCAATTCCACAGCGCAGTCTAGCAATGCCGACCGACTGGAGGTGATAGCCGACCCGTCTAACCCGGCAAAAGCCTTAATCCGGGCGTATTTGTCGGCGCAAAGAGCTGTCAATCTAGTGCATACCGGCGCAGCTGAAACCGTTATTGTTAGCAAAGGTGTGGTTATTCGTACTGAGTCGGAAGTGATTGAGATTGTCGACGGCACAGCTACGCTGAAATATCCGGCATCGGCGCTGACCGGTTACGTTTGGCAGCATGCCGATCTAGGGGTAATTTCTGTTGAGGGTACACGCGCTATCGCATCAAACGGCGGCTACAGTTTGGCGGCGATAACATACACGGTACAGACGACGGATTGGGATGTATCCCTGACGTTGGCTGAAGAAGTTCAATTTATATTAGTAGAGGCATCATAATGTCGACAGCAACGGTCGTAGTTCAGTTTACCAATCCGCAAGCCGCAGTGGCGGCTAACGCACATTTATCGGCCGAGGTGGATACTCGCCCGGCTGGGCTAAATGCCGGCAAAAGCACGTTTTTGCCGGGGGCGACAGCTTATTTGCTTGTCTATAAATCAGCACATGTGTCGCTGGTTGCCGCTGATTCGTCGGCAGGCAGTTTAAGCGCCGCCGGGACTGTTGCTGTACAGCATACCGATGAGCTGCAATTTGCTGATGTAACCACGGCTACGCTGAATGTTCCGGCGGATGATATAGTGTCGTATAAATGGATTGGTAGAGACCTGGGCCATCCGGTCGTCGGTGCGGACGGAAAAACTGTCTCGGTGCCCACAAAAGGCGTGGGTGTGCTATCGATTACCTACACTGCTACCGCCGTTATTGGCGCATTGGCGTCGCCTACGTCGGTTAATGGGAATGTGGACTTTAGCATTCTGGTTCTAATTACCGGTGAGGTGGCGGAGTAATGGACATTGAAGTTTACCGTGGGGCTGGTGATCGTACTGGTCAGCCTATTATGTCCCCGCTGTTATCAGATGATATGCTGATTGTGCGTGGGCGGGCGGAGATGAATGCCAATGCCCATGCTGTCACCGAGCATAGCGGAGAGATTATATTTAGGCCTGGCATGATGCTGGGGCAGTTGGTCGAGTCGCCAGACATTACGGCGTCATCGCCTGTCCGGTCGAAGCTAACCGGTATATCGATTTCGATTAAATTGTCTGAAGGTGCTAATCCTGCGCTGACAATGGATTGCCAGATTAAACTTAGGCAATCGCTATGA